ATCTTGCACCGGCCGATCTTGTACGTGGCAGCGTTACCACCAGCGAATGAACTTGTTGTCCCGTCCATTAGCTTGAACCTGAGAATAAGATCAGATACATCCACATTAAATCTAGGGGTAAAGTCAACTTGCAACCTGTAATACTGAAGAAATCCTTGTCCTGATGCGTAAGCTGGTTGTGACCGCTGATCATCCATAGTCTTGCTTGTCCACGTATCATCATCAGCGACCCACGTTGAACCGAGTACTGTTGTACCATCGCAAAGTCTAGCCTCTAAACGGAAATTCCTATCTGCCTCAATGCCCATGTCATAAACCATAGTCTGCATTGTGTATAGTTTATCTTCCTCAAGGTCTTCAAGTGGAATAGTGCATTCCAGTTTGCGAACTGCTGTATTGCTATCTTCCGTCCACGTATACGATGAAATTCCAGCACGGACATTATATTCTGAATCCTTATTTGATGTATCTTCGGCAAGAGAATCTCCAGCCGGGGATAACGTCCAGAATGAATCATTAAGCAATTTCTCAATAGCGGGATCAATAAGATTGACGGCTCTCTCCCATGTAGGAAACTCAGTGAATACTAATTGTGCATCGGGTATAGTTTTCTGTGTCCCAAATTGTGCCCAATTCCATAGCATCCATTCAACGCCAATTTCCTCACGAGCAAACTTAAACAAATCGCGCATAGGCCATATGCCGGGATGTGTTAATGTACCTGTCGGTATCGGCCAACAAAACTTCCACGCCTTACTTTCATTACCGGGGTCAATTCTATATGAATCAAATTGCATTGAATGGGATAAACGTTGATCAGGGAATGCTGCATGTATTCTCTGAAATACATTGTAGATTCTATCAGTTTCATAAGTCCCAGTCGGCGCTTCTGAAAGGGACTTAGCATATGGAAATAAATCAGGACCGGATAAAATCATATTGTTTTGCGGGGGTGATAACGCTCCAAGCGTAGCCCTCACATCAGTTATGATGTCAAAAAATTCTCCTGTTCTTGTGCTGCCGTCAGAAAGAAAATTCATAAACATGAAGTGATTATAATCTGGCATTTGTATACAGATAGTTTCGTAAATGCTAACCAGATTTACAATCCATTGATCGCATTCAGGGGTGGTGAGCGTTGGCTTTTGTGAGGTTTCAGACATAACAACCCCAGCGAATCCAGGGTAGCCGTTTAATTCAGTCGCCAAATCAACAATCATAGCCTCAAATGCGTCAGAACAAGTTAGCTCCCACATATTAGCATCCCATTCACCGCTCGACCCGGACTGAAACCCTAATGTCACCAGCCAAGGGGGTGTCGGTTCAATAGAATTAAAACTGCGCCACATTGGAAATACTAATAACCGTTGACCATTGTCAGAAGCTAACTGACAAGCAAATTTAACATCCGTCCAATCGTAGACTGCTGACCCCGATGAACCTGTATCAATGTCAGACCAGAACCAGCGTCTAGAAACCATAGCAAGGTCGGTTAATGAAGTCATTGCGTCTAATTGTTCAGCATCCCTGTCGGCATTTGTTTTACTAGGGCTGCGCATTTCAATACCGATAACGTGACCCTTGGGCGTGTTCACATCTGGGTCACCTGCGACTGGTGGCGGGGTCGCCTCTGTTGTCAGCCAGAAGCGCACAAACTGCCATGCGTCAGTAATTATACCTACATACCTGAGAACCCCCATCGAGTATTGAGTATCGAGTAGTAAATTATCTGGTGTGTTTAGTACCACGCCTGACGCACCTACCAGTCTAACTCCGCCCGCTCCCAATTGATTTATAATAAATTCAGTGCCATCAGGGTATGGAACAGCCGCATTTGTAGGGACAGTGATAAGAACCTCTGAGGCAGCCGCTATATCCAGATTTTTGTTAGCGTCGCCAATTTCTAAGGTATAGTCACCATTTAAAAATACATTTTCCCTAGGTGTATTCCGCTTCGCCCATGTGCCTAAATGATCCGCTCGTATCTCTTTTAAGTCACCCCCACTCTCTGAAACGTCGGCAACAGGAAGCAAGTCGCCTGATTCAAGAGTATCAGCAGTAAGCGGGTCTGTATCAGTTGGAAATGTCGTGTCAACCATGAGTATATCTCTAATTAATAGTGGTTAATCCAGTCTTAACGCCGCCCACAAGGACGTTAAGCTCCGTAACAACTCCGCCTACATAGACGTAAGTATTACCATCATAAGTATCAGGTTCGGTGAGCACCCTTAATGTTTGCTGTGATTTGACGCCTATACGGAGTAGTTCTTTATAGTATCTATCTGATGTTATACTTTCTATATTTCCTAAATCTACCTCTACTGCAACAGCCTCCAACCAATCTATAGCGTCTACTATATTCCAGTTTGTACCACTAGATGCTCCAGTACTAAAGACATGCGTAACTAAACCGATACTTTGGAATCCGTGCATAGCCGTTATCTTTATCGCACGATCAATCATCTTTGTTTCGTCAAATGCGTAAGTAGTCCCGCCCCATGACATGCCAGATACAGAAAGAAACTCCTTGCCCACAGTACCTGATGGTGGATATACGGTAGCTGTGTCCCACGTCCCTGTAATACCGCGAGCAGACTTAAAGCCTTGATTGATTAAAGCCTGTCTAGCGTAATTATCCCGGTCAGAGGGGTTGCCATTCTTCCAAGCGTTATTGGGATAAACATAGTGGTCTAAGTTTAAGGCATAATTTGGGTCTATAGCAACTAAGAGAGCCTTATTATCAATGAGAGTTTGCTCAGCCTCGGCTGTGCTATCATGACTATTCAACGCAGGTCCATCATGAAGGATAACCTCACAGTAAGGAGAATCGAACTGCTCATCCATTTCTGCAAATGAAATTCTTTGACCTGAACCAATTCCATCAGCTATCCAAGCAGAAATAATACGAAGTTCAAGCCGCTCTATTGCTTCAAAGAATGTCTCAGACCTTGCCGGGTCTTCAATTCGCATAATCGAGTGGTTAGCGTCATCATTCCATATCTTAAGACTGGGAGACACACCACCACCTTGAACAATGCTATTAATAATAGCTATCTTATAATCATTAGGTTCGGCTGGAACACGGTAGGCGCCCATAGCTATCGGTGTAATTTGTATTTCTTTTATACCGGCTGTTCTGTCCCAACCCCCACCGGACTCTGTAATAATAGTTTCTGGATGCGTATAAAATTCAAGATCGGCAATTTCATCAGCAAGCTCAGGTAATATTACAATCTCTGACCCGCCTATCTCCGCCATAGTGTTTAATCTATATTGCCACGTAGTATACCCGACACCATCATGAGTAAACCGAATATCGTACCCTACCGCAGTCCCACCACCTGCTGATGGAAACATAAGGTTCAATCTAATTGGTTGGTCTGTATTCGTCAGGGCGACATTACTTCCATAGGCAAGAGTAAGTACTCCATCAGGACCATCACTTACTGCACCGACTTGAAGCGCATGTCCATATATGTTAGGGACTTGTGTATTATTCACAGCATCAACGCCGTTCGTCCCAGCGGTAATAGTTAAATTCGAATCAGCAACATCACCTTCAAACAAAGTTTCAATTATTGGGTTAAGACGAAGCCTTGCATTCTGGTTAACGAACGCACTACCCTCAACATTCCATAATGCAAAGCTACTTCCATAATGAATGCCATCGCGCCAATCTAACGCTATAAGGTCCCCACCTTGATAGATAATAGGTTGAACTCCCGTTGGTTTGTACGCCGAACCTGGACTGCCTAAATCTACCGGGTCACCTGATGAAGAACGGAACTTACTAATGTCACTTGTCGGTATAAATCCAGCAGCGATTACAAAGTCCCCCATCCAACCATCTACACTCTGAACATTATTTCCTGGATACGTCCGTCCCATCAATGCAAGATAGTTACCAGCGTCCATGCCGGGGGCTTTTACATCGTCAACGCTTAAAGTTTGCGACACTCCGTCTATCATATAATTGCTTAGAGTATTAGGTCCATCCCAACTTATTATGACATGATGCTTATCCAAATCTGTCTGCACAATGTTAACAGACATCATAACAGACAAATCAACGTTATCCAAAGACATTTGTATCGTGCCACCACTTGTAGTGACTCGACGTATATAATTGTTCACACCCCCCGCAGTTAGTGACTGCGCGGTGACAAACAAATAGGTTGTCGCTGCTGCGGCCTCCTTAAACTGATACCAAAAACTTATATGTCCGGTCGGCATGTTAGGAACTGCGGTAACGGGAGATATCAACCACTGGTCAATATCTGAGTAAATAAAATTCTGCTCATACAGCGTAGCCCCGTCCATAACGAGTGCGCCATTAGAATCTGTAAGGAAGCCATTAAGAATCCCTCCCCCAACCCCTGCGAAGTCTACTGTACAGAGCCGACCATCCGCAGTAATCCCCTCCCCATTCCTCATATAAGCAGGGGCTTCATTAGCAATTATGTTAATTCCGGCAGGAGAAGTGAGTCTACCATTGATCATCTGGGCATTTCCAATATCGCCTGTGACCAATAACGTGCCGTCAGCTTTGACGGCTTGTCCATGAATAATCGATGCCCCCGCAGGGAGGACACTACCGGCAACTACCTCAGCTTGTATGCGGGCGTCGTCGTTAACTCTAAGACCATGTAAGATAGACATTAGTAATTGAAGGGGGAGAACCCCCCTTCAATCTATCTTACGCTGCTGCGTCGGCTACTTGGGTAACACTCTTGACCCAACCAAATTCGTTGTCCACGAATGCAACTGCCGAACTAATATAAGCTCCCGAGCCATCAGTTGCCTGACCTGCTGCCGAAACAGTAATATCAGTCTGCGATGCAGCAATCGCACCACCAGCCTGAACATAACGATAAGTGAAGCCATCATTACCAATGACAGTTGTGTTCGCTTCGAACTCAGCCGCTTGCCCTTCCGCAGATACCGACTCTCCATCTTCAATCAAGATACGACTATCGAGGTTTAGAGCCCCGAGTAATCCACTTGTCGTTGCTACATTTGCCATCTTACTAAACTCCTTAAAAAAGAGCGGGGGAACACCCCCGCTCAACTCGTCTGGTGGGGAGAATCAGGCTCCGTTCAGACGACCCTGGAACTTCGAACCGCTTACGGTCAGGTTTCCAGCCCAAGCCAGAATCTGTACCTCAGCGTCTTGGTTCGTTGCGTACCGACGATTGGGCGAGAGCGGAACCATATTCCGTTTCGCATGTGGACGGTAGTGGAGATAGTCAGTATTCAACCAGAAACTGGTGCTGGCTGGACATTGACCTCCGATACCACCGTCGAGACACACATCGGCGTCCATGTACTTAAGGGTAGGGAAGCCAAGCTTGCCCACTTCAGGTGACATGAATCGTTGGTGCTGCTGCAGACTCTCAACATACAGAATCCACAGCAAGTTATCCACCATGATAAGGTCAGGGCGGTCGTTGCCACGAACCAGATTAGACCACATAGTGTTGAACAGCGTTTGGATGTTGCCACTGGTCGCCGTAGTCGTATTCACATACGGAACCCAGAATGCCCATGTACCTCGAGCGATACCTCCATAAGTCCCGGTTCCAATAATGGCAGCATCTAAACCATCTATCTGCTTACCACTAAACCCGGTTCCATCAGAGTATAGGCCGAGCGACATGTTGTTCGCCATTGTCTTTTCGGCAATTGAGAGACGACTGTCCATCAGGTCAATCATCTTTTCCTTGCCAGCGTTCTGGAGCATTTCCAGACCAGACATGACGACCGGAGCCGCACACTGCTTGATGTCATATTCGGCTGCAGAAATAACATCACTTACGCCAACGGGTAGGACGTCGTACCCGCTATACCAACCGAAGTTCTGGTTCTCAGCAAAGCTGAGTTCCTGAAGGATTTTGTTACCACCAGAGAACGTTTTCATGTTCCCATTCATGGACAGTTTCTTCAGAACGGCATTGTTGTTTGTGACATTATCAGCAACCTTCTTGCTACGATTTTCAATCGTAGTAGCGAGGATATCGCTAATGTTTGGGAAGGCCATTGATGTTCCTCAAGTTAAGGGTGGAAAGAAGTGCCTCAGCATGGGGCGTTATCGCCTTGCTCTCTCCGAACTTGGGGAACTCTCGGTTAGACCGTGGGAGTCCTAGCTCTTTTGAAGTCCCATTTACTATAACACATGAATATAAGAAGCGCAACCCTTATTAACGTTCTTCAGCAGCAGCCCACGCTCTGCTTATATCATCAGACACTGAACTTCCAGCTTTGGCGGAATCAACCTCCCCCGAAGAACCTCCGGGCTTTATGCTGGCCGCTGCTCGCTTACGCCGAGAAGCTGCATCGTCAGCCCCGTTAGTTGGAGTCCTAGCCGCTATAACCTTCTGTATATCTGGGCGGATACTAAGTGCAGCATCATACGCCTGTTGAATATCCATAAGTTGACCTCGGTCAGCCGCATCAACAAGCAATGCAGACATTGCTTCTTTAACATCATGAAAAAATTCGTTCTTAGGGTCAGCCATGAACGTTTCAATCTTCTGGTTAGCTGCGTAGACGTTTTGTTGATCTTCCTGAGGTGCCTGCTCCTGCGCCCCACCGACACCCTGAGCCATGCGTATACGCTCGTCCACCATAGCCTGAATATCTTGGGGTTGTGCTTCACCAGCGTCCTCACCAGTGAGCATACGGTCAAGCATGTTTACATCAACGCCGTAGTCTCGTATCAACTCAAGCATGATACCAGCTTTTTGCTGAGGAGAACCTACCTTAAGACCAGCAGCCGTTTGGAAAAGAAAACTAGCTGCCGCCATCGGGTTACTACCCTCGGCAGCAATGAACGGCATGTAAGGCTGAACCATCCGGCTAAACGTGTCTGTGAAGTGACGAGCTCCAGATGTTACCTGAAGAGCCTGAGTTATCTCAGTCTCTCTACGTTCAATTTCAGCTTTAGCTTCAGCAGGGATTTTTCCCCATGCTTCTCTGGCATTAGGTTTCCAGGAAACAGGCGCACGACCTTCGTCGTCCTTCTCCCCTTTCTTTTCGCCTCCTTCCTCGTCCTTAACATCCTCTCCAGTCGGTTCCTCCGGGGGGGTTTCATCCCCTTCATCTGCCGAGAGCTTATCTTCCACTGGCGGATCGCCAACGTCACCTTCAAGTTCTTCTGATCCTGAAGGCTCCTTAGGCTCTTTTGGTGCTGGTTCATTATTATCCTCTGTACCTTCGATTTCATCAAAGGCTGCTGATAACTCGTCTGCGCGGGTTACTTCTTCTTCTTCTGGCATTAGTAATCTCCACCATTATCATGTATAGCTTTTCTTATATCCTCTACGCGGCCATCTTTACCAGCCAAGAATACCTTTTCATGTTCTTTACGGTTAATATCCCCCTGATTACCCCAGTCCTCAAAACTGACCACATTATGACGGTGATTATGCCGACGAAGTGCGCTACGTGAACCGACGACCTTACCACTCACGCTTGAAACAAACGGCTCAATATCATTCAAGACTCTTGGAGCCTTGTTAGGAGCTACCTCGTCCATATGAACAGCGTGCTCTTCAGAAGACCTGAGCTTAAAATCGACCTTACTCTGTATCCACCTAGTCCGCATCTCTTTCCTTCTTCCTTGCCAAATCAGCCTTAACTTCTTCAACATAAGTGGCTACTGAACCCTTAGCCTCGTCTACAATAGTATCTATCATGCCCTCAGCCTGCGACTGCCGTATTCCCTCATCTGCCTGAACAGTTTCTTCCAGCACATTTAGCTCACCTGTAACAAATATCTTCTTCATATCCTGTTCAAAGTCAGCCAGCATTTTCTCCATATCTCCGCCGAACTTAGTTTGCAGCTCTTCCATCTTACTTTGATGCTTCGCCTGCTCAGCCTCCATCTTATTCTGGTGCTTCTGCTGCTCGGCCTGCATGTTAGCCTCAGATTTCGCCTTCTCTGCTGCAATTTTCGGGTCTTCTGGCTCCTGCTTCGGCGGGGCTTTAAACATTTCGTCAAGGGCTTTATCTATCACGCCCTCAATTTCCTGGCTACCCTTGAATCCAGCAAGTCCCCATTTCAGTAACTGTACGAGGACAGGTCCTGCTTCGGGGGCTTCCTTGACTAAGCCTGACCCGGCTTGGAGGAACGTACTCAGGGCGGTGAGGTACTCTGTCCGCTCACTGCGTAGCTGAGCATAGTCAACCATAGCCACCGACTCAGCTTTAACTTCAACTCGCCATAGCCCAAAATCGGAGGACTTAATAAGCTGGATGGCCGGCTCTGCCATCTCCGCATCATTCGTATACTGTATATTAGACTGTTTGGCTATAGTCTCAGGTTGGAAGTGCTTAGATATAACCTCGGCCTTTAGCAGCATCAAACCAGTGGCGAAATTGGCGAACTCATCCTGAAGTGCCTGGATACGGATACTACCGAACTTAGCCTTCAGCTTGTCACTCGCAGCAGCCGTGTACTGGTCGCTAGACCCCCGCATGATATCAGCGAGGCCTGTAATCTGGTGGAGCAGCGCAATGTTTTCATCACGTAACTCGCGGAGCTGGTTAAGAACACCTGCTACCTCACCAACAGGATACCAATCCATTACTCCCTTCAACCCACCCTTCTCAGCCAGAACTGCCCAACTATCTACAGGTATGAGCTCATTCTCCAGCCCCTCCTTAAGAATACGTTGGAGTTCGCCACATTGCTTGTCATATACACCTACGACCTTAATAGCCCGCGTGATGTTCGCTATGCGCGTCTCAAGCCGGTCAATTTCATTATATAAGTCTTGCGCCATACAAAAATCTGGTTTCGGCATGAACAAACTGGTCGTCACATTTGCAACCATTGGCGTAGGAGTAGGATAGAACCCATGTAACTCTAGGGGGTCATCCTTTTCATCCAATAGCTGGTCACAGCCCTTTGTCCACCAATAGACCTTATTATCACCTTCGTGCCAAATTTCCCAAACTTCAGCTTCTTCTGTAAGCGAGGTAAAATCAGAATCTGTGCTTTCATATGATTCCTCAGAGTAAACCTTTCGCTTGCTATACTCCGCTTGATTAGCTGCGTCCTCACCGAACCTAGCCTCCATAGCCTCCTTATCCATATAGCTCTTAAAGGCTTCCCACCGACGTTCCCCCCATGTGCGAGTCCATGACCACAGGTAATCCCGCCAGTGAATATAATCTATGGAGGCATTTTCCCACAGAAGTTGCCCCTCAACCTCAGTTACTTCCCCGTCTTCGCCCTCCACTTCCATCATTTCAGCTTCATACTCATATCGAACCCGAGCAGTGCCGAGTCCTGGTATTAACCGATCTTGAAGTGCTTGACGTAAAACATCGGGGATATTTTCTCCAGGGTCCTCAATGGAGTTATTCAGCATACGGCCGAGCATAAGGCTGGCGACGCGGGCTTGGTCGTCATCTGAGTCGGCATGTTTTCGGGTAACGTCTACTTTCGGCAGTTTGCCGAACAGCATGGAGCTTACTATAGTGATATTAGCGTGGAAGAGATTTAGCTTGGCTACTTCGTAGTCGCCATCAGTCTCCCCCTGCGTTTTACGATTATCCAAGTAACGATCGTTAACTTGATCCCCCTGCTTATGGAACCTTCGCACCATTTTCTGAGCAGCTTCGATCTCCCTTGACCACCGGTCGGCTGGAGTTTCCCGTTCGGTGACGTCCTCAGATTCTTCGTGAGCCATAATTTATCCTACGTTCTCGTTCCTTAAAGAGGTCTTCCAGCTTCCAGTTTGCTTCCGGACCCATTGTAGTCGGTATATTTATTCTATTCGGGTCAGCCCGTATTATACGCTCCTTGGCTACTAATGCAAGGTATCTAAAAGCATCAGCTCCATGAGAACTCCAATCATGTAATGGCTTATCACTAAACGCTTTAGTGTCCGGATCATACTGGCGACGATATGCTCTAAGTGTCTCTATACCATCAGAGCACTTGGTTGAATCAAACCAGCATGAGTTGAGTACAAGTCTTGCTGCATCAATTCCATGCTGTACTTTGAGGTTGGGCGTGATATCAATTGGGAAGCCGGCATCTCTAAACTGCTCAACTGTGCTGCGTCCTGTTTGAAGAGTTTTTGCCTTGGCATCGTGAGGTAGCCAAATCTTTTCGAATTTGTACCCTGTAAAGGATAGATGGTTGAAATAATGGTCAAGTGGTTGGCTGTGATTCTCGTAATAATCGATGATAGCAATTCCGTCTGGCCGCTCCTGCCAAAACCAGAACGCAGTGGAATCGGTAAAGCCGAGATCACAAGCCGCGTGGACCTTAAATTGGTCATCATATAGCGTAGTCGCAGAGATTTGACCCGTTGACTCAAGAAGGTTGATAGTTGCGGCATAGTACGTCCCAAGTACCGCTGCGTCAAAGCTACATTCAAATTCTTGGTCATATTCCTCTTCTGTCATTTGTGACCGAAGCTCTGCAAGCACTTCGTCACTTAGTATCCCAGTCTCCGACGCTTTTAGCGTGAAGTTAAACCAATTATCTTCAACTAAACTCCGCTGATAAATCTTATAGAAGTGATTTCGTCCTTTGGGGGTGCCGATAAAGACTGCCCAACCGTCTCGGTCTGCGAGGGTAGGCAAAACCACTTGACCCCAAAGGCTCGGCCTACAATCGCCAAACTCATCAAGCACAACACCGTCAAGATAAATACCACGCAAAGCATCTGGATTGTCCGCACCATAGAGGGTAATTTTAGCTCCATTGAAAAGTCGAACAGAGAGCTCAGACTCTTTAGCTTGGACGATAGCTTGTTCGCCATATTCTTTGACATATTGCCAAGCGATTTCCTTAGCTTGACGATAGTAGGGTGCGATATAGCCATATCTAGGGTTTTTCTTCTCAGTGTAAGAAGCTCTTTCCAAGAGTTCGTTAACGCACGCGACAGTCTTTCCTGCGCGGCGGTGCGCCACTCCACAAGCAAATCTGTGGTGCCTTTGATGAAACGGGATAAATTGCGTTCTTGGGTCATAATGAAATACTATGTCAGCCATTCTTGGCTCGTAATGCGTGAGTTAAGAAGTAAAAAGCCATGATTCCTGAAAATGGGTAGAACACATAGTTCCCCATAAGCGTCATAAGGGCGTCTTTCGCTGCGGTCGCGCCTTCGCTTCCAGCAAAGGAGGCTATTACAGCGAAAGACGCTATGGCGATGACTAAAATCAGCCATATAAAGGTAACGCCGAAGGCTAAGTATCGCCTAGCAATATTCTGCGATTGGGTAGCCTTCTGGAAGTCAATAAAAGTGGTAAGAAGCTTCTGACTAGCTTGGGACTTCTCTTCGCTAGTAAAAAATAAAGCATCTATACCTTTAATCCCGGCATCAAGAAGTTTCTCACCATTATCGCCTTTACCAAATATTCCTTTCAATAAACTAAACATCAGGGTCTACCTCTGCGTGGATGTTTCTTCCTATTCAGGGCTGCTGCCCTCACTTGCCGGACCGCTGTCCTTTCTACCCGGACTTCCTTCGCTACCTCCTTCGAATCCTCTTTATCCGCTAGCGTCACTACCGCCGGGGGATTCAGCGGGTTCTTAGGTATCGCTATTCTTGGTCTCATTGTATTTCACCTACAATTTCGAAGTGTCCCAAATCCTGAAATGTTTGGTCGTCCATAATAATTTCGTCCATATCCCAATTCCCGCCCCATCGCACAGCGATGCCCTCGTCCGCACAGGCCATCTCAAATGCTCCCGCTAAGTGGATAAATGCTTTATGATCTTCCCACGGAATTTGAACGCGCTGCTCCGTGTTCCACGGGGCTATATCTATCGCACCGGCGCGGCGGCCACTCCCTCGCTGGAGTATAATACCGTCAGCGTCGCGATTATGCTTAGAATCAGGCCAGCGTTTCTTAGAAACGCCCTCGACGAACAGTTCGTTTTGTTCTTCTGCATACCGAGCTCCAGAGAGTACAGCAAAATCTCTGATTTTGAGTACGCATTGCGCAGCTCTACCAAGACGTACGTCTATCGTAGATAGTACGTTCTGCGATTTTGTACCAAATTTATTCATTGAGGACAATGGGGCAGACGAGGGAGTCTGGCTGGCCGTCGAAGCTATGCTTACGGTTCTTCGCCATCGCGAAAGCCGAGAATGCGTCTCGTAATATGTCCAAGCCTTTGAGAGTGATTCTACCCTCGCATTTCGAAACGAGTAGGTCCCCGATAACGATTGACTTGCCATCGGCGAAATTTTGCCTAGAGAATGTCTCGATGACATTAAGTTTTCCAGTAAAGAATTCTCTAATTTCGGTTTCAACCTTAGTGTCCTCCGCAATGACGAAATTTACTGTCGCTATTTCCACGGAAAAGCCGGGGAAGAACATTGTGATTGCAATCACAATGGCGGTCACACCCGCCGCCGCAGCACCAATCTTGACAATACTCATTGGTGATGCTCTCGTTCTATCCTCTCCGCTGTTGACTGTCGCCGTCCCATATCGTCAAGGCGTTTGCCTAGCTTTATATCCCCCTCCTTACTAGCTACTTCAACAGACGATATACGGCGATGTATGTTCACCACTTCACCTTGATATATTTCCACAGGAACGTATAGCTCCTCTTCAATACTTGCGACGCGCTGCTCTAATACTGCGTCGGCAGCATTATCGTCATACATATACTGCTGCATCTGGTTCCATGCACCGAAGAGTGACACGCCTAGCACTAAGAGAAAAGGTCCCGAAAACTGATTAACTGCGTTTAAAAAGGAGCCAAGTTTCCCTACCCTTTCACCGTCCTTATGCATCGTGCTCCTCAAACTCAGCTTCTAAAACTTCACCATCTAGGACGGTACGTGGTATTGAATGTATGATTTTTTGTTTCGTATTTCCCAGGTTGAAGTCCTGGCTCGCGGCAGTCGGCATAAGCTTAGAGTAAAGCTTGTAAAACTCGCCTTCATTAGTGTGAGCCCAGTGAGCTAGACGGGGTGTCCCGCCGATAAGCTCAAATGCGTCGTGGAACGCAGCCGCTACCATCTTACGGTTTATCTCGCGTGGGATGTGTTGAACTTTGTTCAACACGTCGCCCATCTCTTTCAATTCCTCAGGAACTACGAGATCGAAATTAAACTCATCCATGTGCGCAGTGTACCACACGAAGTATGTTCATGCAAGCGTGAGTCATGCCGCTCTGCAGCATGTTTTTCGACGCACCGTGGCTATAGGGGTGGAGTGATTGTTTTTGTGTTTGTGAATTTAAAACGTCAGGGGGGTACTTGTTTTTTGCAGTGCAGCTAACGCAACGCAAAAACAAGCCCCGCGTTGCGGGGCTTGCATTGTACCGCGTTTTATGCTTACGCTTTGCACAGCCACTTGCGCCGTATTGCATACCCCGTAAAAGTAGTATGGTTACGGGGTTTAAGCAGCGCGGTTATTTGCGCCGCCGTTAAGCCCTTGGGGCTTGCCTGTAATGCCTTTGTTACTATAGCCCACGTTGCGGCGTTACCTTGCGCCGTGTTTTTAGCAGGGTTATATGGCCGCTTTACATTAACAATATAAAGCGGTGCCTTTTGTACTGCTTGGGGTTGTGCCATAACAATTACCTTTTAAGCTACATGTAGCAACACGCTACATTGCCCACTTTAAAGCATAACTGTTACAATAGCAACCCCCTTATGTTGCAACGCAACATACACCCGCCCGTCGTCGGATGTCTGACTTAGCTTGGTTAGGTTCAGACTCAGACGTCAGACTTCTGACTGGTTAGACTTGCATCCGACAGTTACCTGTGCTTGTGGTACGCTCTGATTCAGAGCGTATCAGACTTCCGACTCAGACCTCTGACTAGGGGTCATCTGATTTCCTGGTAACAAGGTAACGTTCTTATGGGGGGTAAAATTGCTTTACGTAGGAAATATATATATTTACACCTATTTAATAAATAGGAAAAACTTTGTTACCTTGTTACCTTTTGCTCAGAATGGGGCTACCAGTGGTCTGAGCTAGGTAACATCCAAGGTAACAAAGTACGGTTCTGCATGTTACCATCAGACTGAATCAGCCCTACTTTGTTACCTGATGTTCGACTAATGGCTTGCCGCAAGCCAACATCTGCCCTTAGTCAACTAATACTTTGTTACCTGACGGGCTATTTAACCAGCTTTAGGACACCATATTTCTTAAAGTAATCTTCCGCAGCAGCAGTGTCAAGGTGCATTTGCCGCCCCGCTTCGTGCCAGTCTGCTAGATTGGCGGCACATTCCTTAATGGTGGCAAATGGTCCTTCGTCGCCCATGTTGGGTTCCATACCACTGGGATTTTCGCGCCAGTACCAGCCGACGTCGAGTTCAGCGTCGTTGCCCTGTGGGTAGTACTCGATTGTATATGTGTTCATGAATCCACCTTTATTACTACGTCATAAAGCCAGTACGTATTCGTACCGGCCGAAAAATACGCGGCGTGGCCGTCACCCGACTGGCGGCTTAACCATGTCGTCCGCTTACGCTTTGCGTAAGACCACACATTAAATCGCACGTTGCCGTAGGAGTTACATCGTAGGATGTAACCGCCATTTAAGACTTCCGCCACTTGTATGACGTGCTGGCCGTTGCCCGAATTACGCATAAGGTCACCAACTACTGCCTTGCGTCTAACCTTTAATAACACTATGATTCTCCTTGCTATACCTTATTATACCACACATCCTGGCTTGTCTCCTAATCTTATTTGTTTGCATCGGACAACGACCAATGTTACAGTTAGGTGTGTATAAAAAGGAACTACCATGTACGAAATACAAATATTGGATGAAGTAAATGGGACTGATGTACGTCACAAGTACACAGACCGTCGTAAGGCACAAATCATATTTCACCGCCTGCGGACGTACCACTGGCAAAAGGAAGTTGTGTTTAACGACTTAGCTAAGAACATCTGCATTGCCTTTAGCATGGCAGGAAGTCGTAAGCATACCTTGTGCGAAGACCTACGACCAGCCCACAGTGGGAATCGCCGTAAGTAACTTGCATCTACCGTGGACACATGCCATACTGTATCTACGGTGGGGCAAGCCCATCGTCCCCTAACGGGGTTTCTAAGTTAAAAGGAAATATTATGTCTAAAGAACCAAAGTACAAATTGGGCGATAAGCCCTATAATCCCAAAGCCGCCCACAACGTGATTACATGGGCAAAAATCAAGCCACTGCTTGAAGCTAAGGGTGGAGTCATAGCTAAATCCCTACGGGACGCGTTGGGTGAAGCCGTGGTAGGTGACGAAAACCAGGAATTGCGACCACAGCATAACGACTTCCTGGGGTACATGCTACGTGGACACCACATAGTCCAGAAGTAAAAGTAAGACGCACAAAAAAGCCGGGGCGAACGCCCCGGCTTTCTTACTACACCAATCCGCTTAGGCGACTTGCTTAAGCGGTTCGATGTTGGGAAGGGGGTCCCCATTGTGGTGATTGCGGGTTAATTCCGTAGTCAGGTCGCCCGCTATGTGTAGGTAAACCGACAGGTCGTAAATTGCCAGTTCGAAATCCGCAAGCTTGGACGGGTCGTCGGCAAGTTTAATGGCCGCGTCCAGTCCCTTAGTTGCGCGTTGTACGCGGTCTTTAATCGCGTCTAAATGTGTTTTTTGGTTCATGACTATCCTTTTATGTAGGTACTATGTAGTGTGCCACGGCCAGCCCTCGGATGCAACAGCGGGGCAGGGACTTGCCCTGGACGTGCGTCCGGGCTATACTTAACTGTAGCAATTAAAGGACATAGTTATGAAAATCAAAGCGTATTGGATGGTCTATGTATGGCCTGCAAATAGTCTTGACGACTGGCACTTTGCGGCGGAAGTCTTGCCTACCATGTGGTCAGTAATCAAGTTAATATTCAAGTTATGGTGGGACAACAGTGGCGACCGTTATGCCATTGTTAGACACGTTACCGACGACGACAGCATACAAAGGTTCTAATATGAACGTAGTGTTAAGATGTAAAAACTGGGAAACGGAACAGCATAAGGACCACCATCAAGACTTTGGTGATTACCATTTGGAAATGGATGTACGGGGTACTGACCTCGACATACTGGATTGGCGCAGTGTTAAGCGACTAGGAACGTATGTGGAATACACCATAAAGCCGGGAACCAGTATTTGGGACCTGATGCGGCTGTGGGAACAGCTAGGCGATACCAAGTGGTTTTACGAAATAAGGGTAACGCACGACACTAAAATTTGGTCTTAGGAACCCTGCGGGCTTTGCGGGCGTCCCGTATAACGTCTGTGGTGACCTTATCTCCGCAGGAGATGTCGTATATCCTTACTGGTTTGTTTTCGATTTTCACCAAGCCATAGTTCGGTACTCCATGTGTGACCAGTTTATGGCCGATTTGACGCGTCAAACCACGTGATGGTTCTTCGCCGCTGCGTGTTACATATGACATCCCCAACTCCTCCGGTGTGACATAAGGGCAGTCCGTGTCTAGTATAGCCTCCCACTCGTCTTTAAGGTCAATAACAAACTGTTCAATAGAGTCACGTGCAAGCTCCACCATAAGCTGTCTTTCTCTAGTTTGTGGGGCGTCCGCGCGTGGGTCATATGTAGTAAGATCACGTGACCGTAAATAACGTAGGAATACTCCAGGACCATTCTTGGGAAGCCATTCGCGTGCAACATGCTCAACCATAGATGCTGGAGCAGGATTGGTTTCCCCGTAACCAATGACAAAGGCTTTACGGTCGTACTCACCAATGGCGAGGCAATCCATGTTATTTGAAGTGAATGCCATGAGGAAGCACTTCCTAACCTCATACTGAGCCTTATTCTTTTGTTCATACATCACCGTTTCAGCAGTTGCTATGTCTTTAAGGAGGTTAGACTCTTTAACCATTTGATCGCGTCTTGACGCGGTAAAGACTTCTTCCATGAAAACATAAGTCGCAAGTGTCCACGGATTAAAACGTGCAGTGAGGTCGTCACGACGTATTTTCCGTCCCCATTTTCCAAAGATAGGTTTATAGATTCCTTCGAGGAGAAGCGTCTTACCTGTTCTCCCTCTAGTAGACACAAGCACGATATAGGTGCCTGGAGGTCGACCGGGGTGTTGAACGTTCCAGGCCAAAGTGTCAAGAAATTGGTCGTATACTCCATCATCATTTATCTGGTGAGCTATGAGCTTTAGTAGTGGCTCAACGTCACCGTCAGACTCCTCTATTGTGTCGTCACGGAATAGGTTAACGAATTCGCCCTCCACGAATGGAGGGCGACTAGGGTCAAATTCCATGCTTTTGACCACTCTGCGGTCACTCCAAGCTAACCACTCCTCCGGTATGCGTATTTCCTTTGGATTACCCTTTTGATTGACTACAATTATCCGCCTGTGTCTATAGTTTACGTTCTTGAAATCTCCTGATTTCATCGTAAAGCCAGTTTCTAGCTCACATATTTCGCTTGTCTCTCTTACAAGGACGACTTCGGTATTCATTTTAATCAGTTCGGCTAATCTTCCGGTAGGCGTAGCTTCGATTCCGTCTTGTAAAAGCCAGTCAAGGGTATTGTCTGCACCTTCAGCCTTCCAGAATTCGTTAAGGTCTTGTTTAGCTCCGTCAGTTCCTTCCGGGACATTATGTATTGTAACTCGCAATCCCCTGTCAATAAGAGCCGACGCAAGGTCGTTTTGAGCTCTCTGGACTTCCCAGTTTGTGGCCGCGTCAGAGTCAAAGATGATGCGGACTTCTTTAATGCGTTCGATAGGTAGAGCGGCAAGCTCTTGGACCAATCCTTTTTTGGTGTAACCACAAGCGACTCCATTAAGTCCAATGGAATGTCGTCCGGTAAGCTTATAACTAAGCATCGCCTTGATAACTGACTCATGTATGTCTACCTCTATTTCTTTTTCGTTAATCCAGTCACAATCAGGATGTAACCATGCGTGAAGCGGCACTTTGGGGGGACAGAACGTCTTACCCCACCCCTTTCGGGTGTCCATTTGGGCAGCAAAGCCCTTTAGGTCGCCTATAACTCGGGCGGATACCCAATCGATAAGCTTATTAGAGTAATCCCAATGAGGGCAGCAGACAGTATACCTGTTTTGATTTTCTGGTCTAAACTTGTAGATATTAAGGAGGTAGTCGAACGGTATTATCCGCCCTCCTATTTTTTGTAAGTCTTGTCCACTAATTCCTCGTTCAATTAAATAAGCCTGTACGTCTACAAATGACTGCGGCTGACTTTCTATTGATTGAGTTGGGTGTTGATATCCATAAATCTGTTCGGCTTGCATCCCCGTACTGTCCTATGTTATACTACGTATTCATAAAACCCTTCGCCCCGCCGGGATTTACCTCTGCCCTGCGGGGCTTTTTATTATGCCACATGACTATTGTATCGCACAAGTGAGTTTATAATGGAAATCGTAAATTGTTCCAGCTACGTTCAACCAGAAGATAAAATCACAATGAAGCCAGGAAAGTTCTGGAGTCAAGGTCATATACTCGCTGAAGGTGGCGGAGTATATGATGAGGACCATTTAGAAAAACACTGTCAAGAAATGCTTACATATCCCCCAGATACATTACACTTGAACAACATGGAAGGAGAGATGGGGACACGTCGTGAGCCGTTGCAATACTTCATTGATACCTCAGACCCAAGCCAAGTCAGCGAAACAGCAGTATCTATTCGTCGGGACACTGCCAGATATATTAACGTCCAGCATCCCTCTATAAGACAAGTGTTCTATATGCTGCCGGAGAACTCCGGTGCTGTATACTGGAACCCTAAGAAGTGGGGAGTTCCGGTGATGCAGCGTGAGGTTGACTACTTAGCGGTCAGTAAGTGGTTGCCTGATATCACCATCAGTGCGTACTGGCCTTTCGCTCCTGACAGCATTAGCAAATGGGACAGAGCTAAGTGGACCACCCAAACAGAATCAGAAATTTCTAAGGCTAAGATTATTCACGGTAAGAACCCCTATATAACGATAACTGCAAACTCTACTGGTTCTGCATATCGTGAACCACGACAACGTGGACCAGAGCTGGAGTATAACACTTTCAAATTCATTCTTGATAGCTGTGTCCGTTGGCGGGTTCCTATAATTTACTGGGATTGGACTGGGCATACCCTTGAGTGGTGGAATCAAATGCTACTCTGGCAATACTCTAAGTAACACTATCACACCTTGTATATAGGCCACCAGCCGGGGCAATGACTCGGTTGCTTCCGCTTGCCCTCTATTATATAATTGTAGGGTAGAAGGTAAAGGGTAAACTCATGTTCACAAAAAAGGTAGGGGACCAGATACTTGTTAAAGCAAGTAAGTTCCTAGGCACTCCCGCAGAATGGGCTGACGTAGTGGAAGTAAACAGCGATCACTACCTTGTCAAAATTGATGGTGAGGACTGGGAAGGAGAGGTAGACCATGATGGTGTGGTTTTGATGTCCGGACCATTTGAAGGGTTTGTGAGGGCAGAGTAATGATATATGACCACATACCAAGATGTAAAGAATGTACCGGTGAAAGATTACATGGGCAGAGCGATTATAAGTACCCGGTCTATACTCAGGGTCTGTGTTACAAGCACTGGCAAATATTCTGTGAGGTAAGGGCAAAAAGGGTGAATTGTAATGAATAAGGAACCATGTCTATGTGGCGCAACAGATTGCCCACGTTGTTATCCCGGATGTAATGACCCCCCTGAACAAAATGAGGATGCTGCATACGAGGAGTGGCGGCAAAAACAGATTGACCGTGGTATGGAAGCACTAGATGAGATAGATACTACGGGCAGGAAAATGGACCGGTATGGGAGCTTAGACTAGCATCAGCCCATGCTCTATGGTATAATAGTGTCTGGTAGTTAATATAAGGAGTAGCAACATGAAAGCAGGTGAACAAGTAGAGGTATGTGAAGTAGATATATGGCTTGTACCTCGGCCATCGTATGAGCAGAGTGAAGCAAAGCCCGAAAAGGTAGAGCTTCAGGTAGTTGCAAAGGACGCCAAAAGCTATACGGACGGGGCGTTCTTTGTAGGCTCAGTACCCATAAGTATCTGGCTACCCAGTGATTACGATGAAGTACAGGGGCAAGTGGACGCACTGGAACGGAATAAGGTAGAGCTGAAGGATAACGCTTTACTTGGCGAAGAAAGGCTGGACGCTAAGATACAAAGCCTGCTCGCCCTACCGCACCTGACAGATGAATAAAGCAAGCATTGGAGAAAGGAAAATGAGCAGAGTAACAGCGAGTAATGGAAAGAAGCACCTGCGTCAAGCGGCGCGGGATTTGCAAAGTGCGAAGGATGACTTAGCGTTTGCTATTAGGGATGTGAACACCGACCCTAAGCAATTCGCGCTTGGTTATATTGACGACGTAGAGGCTCGGCTGGCTATGGTGACGCGGGCATTAGCAAAGGCGCGTACATCAATAAGCGGTCAAGCCGCCGATTAGCCCGTCGAGCATTACATCATGGCGGGCGGGTACACCAGCCCGCCCCTTGCATGAACTTATCGAATGGGCTATACTAGCCCTATAATAAGGGGATAAAAATGGACCTGGAACAAATGGCTGCACTGGCCGACGAGTATAATGGTACTCGTAAAGCAAGACTTGAACTCAACCGGGAAGCTAAAGTATTACAAGATGAGGAAACTCTACTTAAGCTGCAACTAATTGCAGAAATGAAGGAAGCCAAGTCGCGAGGTATAGGGGGTCAAACCTGTACCATTGAATTAAAGATTCAGCAAGAACCTACCGTGGAAGACTGGGACCTCGTTAGGGCGTACATTGTTGAAAACAACGCATGGGATTGTATGAATAAAGCATTGAACGCAAAGGCCATCAAAATTAGGGCTGAGGACGATGTGGTAGTTCCTGGAATTGCATGGTTCCCAGTAGAAAAGTTATCGGTACATCAGCTAAAGGATAATGAGTAATGAGTAAAGAGCTAACAACATGGGAAAAGAGGCTTGCAGACGATGCTAAAGACGTCGCCAAGCTTGAGCAACCCACTACCACTAAGATATCGTTGCGTAATGGGATTTTATCTATTGACGACCAACCTTTGGAGGGCAACAAAATGATGTGTGTCATAGTTGGCGCACTCCATGAGCAGGTCAAGTATAACGAAGCTTGGTCACCAGACAAGGTAATCCCCCCGGCCTGTTATGCTCTACATGCAGAACCGGCAGCGAAAGGGGCAATGGCTCCTGATGACAACGTACCTGTCCCCCTTAACGAAGACTGTAATACTTGTCAGCTACGCCAGTTCGGCAAAAACCGTGAAAAACCTGAGTGTCAAAGCCGTAGACGTATCGCAGTGGTGGCCTGGAATAGTGACAACACGCTGGCCGATGACATTTATACCATGAGTTTCCCACAGTATAGCTCGGGCAAGCAGTTTTCAGCCTATGCTAATGAGGTATCCCTGCGTGAGCAGCGACCACCGTGGGGTGTCATTACTGAGGTATCAGCTATGCCTCATCCAAAGTGGCAGTTCTTAGTACAGTACGAAACCAAAGGGCTTGTGCCTGACGACGTTATGGGCGCGGTCTATGTAAAAGTGGATGCTGCTCAGGCTGCGTTGTCTATGCCGTATGATATGACCATAAAGGACGAAGCAATACCGTCAGTTAAAGGAACTAACTAACAATCCCGACCCAGAGTTTCACTGGTTAAGGCGGAGGCGCGACACCGATGCCTGCAAATACCCTCCCGCGCTGGCCGGGGTTGGAGCCGTCAGCATAGTTAAGGGGAATGGTGTGTGGACAATTGACTTTGAGACTGAGGCAATAGATGGGAACACAATTATCAAACCGCCGCGTCCGGTTGGCGTCGCCATATACAGCGCGACCACTAAGCCAGAGTATTTTCCTATTGAGGTTGGCCGACCCATACTTGAACGAATATGGAATAGTGGTGACGAACTTCTCTTTCATAATGCTCCGTTTGACCTTGCTGTGGCGAAAAAGTATCTTGATTTGCCAATGCCTGAATGGAGCCGTATACACGATACCCAGTATCTGGTATATCTTGCCGACCCGTATGCTAAGACTCTTAGCCTTAAACCATCTGCCGAAAGGTACTTGGATCTTCCTCCTACAGAACAAGACCATCTACGCGCTTGGATACTTGCCAACGTCCCAGAGGCGACCCCAAAAGATTGGGGGGCTTATATTTGCCGCGCTCCATTTGAGCTTGTTAAACCATATGCGGAAGGCGACGTTATACGGACAAAAGAACTCTACGACCTCCTGATACAAGAGCAGCCGAATGGGGCGTACAACCGGGAACGTCGGTGTATGCCCCTCTTTTATGAGGCTACAGAGCGCGGTATTCGGGTTGACCAAGAAGAATTAGAACAAGACTTAGAGCTCTACAACGGTGCTCAAAAGTTATGTGATGACTTAATTGCTGGAGTGCTACAATACAATGGCGACCCTGACTTACTCAAGGGGGCGACTCTATGTAACGCCCTCGAATCCGCAGGAATTGTCAACCCTGAGGAATGGATACTTACACCAAAATCCGGGCAGCGGTCAACTGCTAAAGATAACATTATCAAGGTTATCAAAGACCCATATATTCTTGCCCTGCTTCAGTATAAAGGCGTCACCGCTACTATTCTACAGACTTTTATGCGTCCTTGGGTGGACAAATGTAGAGCTGACGGGCGGCTGCATCCCAACTGGAATCAGGTTAGGGATACGGAAAGAAGAAAAGGTACTAGGACTGGTCGGTTATCTAGCGACAACCCTAATCTTCAAAACGTAATGGTTCGGTTTGACGTCCCACATATAGCCGCCCTACCTGACCCTCCCTATATTCGTAAGTACCTACTTCCGGAGGAAGGCCATGTCTGGGCAATGAGGGATTTTAGTGGTCAGGAACTCCGCATAGGAGCGCACTATGAAGACGGTAGCCTGATGCAAGCGTATAAAGACAACCCCCGGTTAGACCCACATGGTCGGGCGCAGGAAATGATTAAGGAACTATATGGTGTTGAGCTATCAAGGAAGGATGTCAAAATTACCGGCTTCCGTATTATATATGGAGGAGGCGCACCAGCTATCGCCGGAGCTTTGGGACTTAGTATCCCCGAAGGTGCAGCCCTCAAAGCACATTATCTCGGTGCTATGCCCGGAATCAAAACCCTTATGGATAATGTATCTGCGCGGGGCAGAGCAGGGAAGCATATCACTACATGGGGAGGACGCCATTACTATGCTGAATCTCGTGATAAAGCCTATAAGCTGACTAACTATCTAATTCAGGGTAGCGCAGCCGACCAAACGAAACAATGCTGTGCTGACTGGTACTACGAATATAAGCGTCCCCAAGATATATTTATGGCGACTGTACACGATGAGATTAACATAAGCGTTCCAGCTGATGATATACCTGAGGGTATGCAGCAGTTGAAGAGTGCTATGGACCAAGACTTTTTTGACGTACCGATGGCAAGCGAGGGCTTGGTCGGTGATAACTGGCACGACCTAAAGGAATATAAAGATGACTGACATAGTACAAGGCTCGTGGCAGGACCACCTTGCAAAGAGGTCTAGCTACCACATAGATATGACTAACTTAGTTCCAACTGGACCAAAGTCATACTCCCAGTTTATATCCCACTCTAAGTGTGGATACCAATTTGCTGCGAATAAAGTGTGGAAGCACGAGGTTAAGCCAGAAGACCCTGGACCAGCACTGGTAAGAGGTAATGAGGTACATGACTCAATCGAGAACTTCTTTAAGGGCAGCGACCACCTACACCCTGACCTTGTCAACTATAAGCAGTGGATGTGGGGGCTGCGACAAGACTATGACTGCTACCCAGAGTACAAGTGGGCATTCAGGATAGACATGAACGATACATGGACAGCAGTAGACTTTAACGACCCATCAGCTACATGGCGCGGTCTATTTGACCTAAAGCTTATTCCTAAACGGAAAGTTGACCGTGATATAGATATACAGGAGTGGAAGACTGGGCGCATATACCCTGACCACAAGTGGCAGCGACGGCTCTACAACACAGCCTCTATTGAAGATGAACCGGGTTACGATAACTATCAAGTGACAACGGTTTACTTTGACCAGAAAAAGAATGTACCAATGATGTATCCTGGTGGTCGTGGGTCTAAGGACAGCTTTGACGCCCACAAGTTAGCGAAAGCCGGGTGGCGACATAAGGCTACATTCATGGATTGCCCCGATACATACATACCGAATCCTGGAGCTCACTGTAGGTGGTGTCCACATAGCAGGTTCAAGGGGGGTCAATGTCCCGTGGGATAAGGGAAGAGAGTAAGTTAGAGCGATGGGTAGTTGATGGAGCACAGTGCATTCAGCATAAGCTGAGTAACCTAGCCTCCACAGGCTGGCCTGACCGTATCTTTGCGTGGTCGCCCCCACGAGGACATGAGTATGTAGAGTTTAAGGCTGAGGGGGAGCCACTTAGACCGCTACAGGTATATAGGTGTGAAGAGTTGGCTAAGGTAGGACATAAGGTATTCGTAATTGATAATAGGTTTGATGGACAAAGGTATATAGATGGCAGAATGGAACCCACATTCTTACCAAGTAAGGGCGATTAGCTTAATGATGCAACAGGCTGCCCTCGGCCTGTTTATGAAGCCCGGACTTGGAAAGACTAGTACAGTTCTTGCCGCATTTAAGATTCTTAAAAGTAAGGGACTAATCAGTAAAATGCTATTGATAGCCCCGTTGCGCCCGATGTATAATGTCTGGCCGCAAGAAATAGAAAAGTGGAGTACATTTCATGGAATCACTTATAGCATTATCCACGGAGATAAGGAAACCGGTCTTTCCAATGATGCTGACATTTACATCATTAACCCAGAGGGACTTCTTTGGTTGTTTGACCCAAAATTTAAGCGTTTTGACCCAGAGCGATACGATATCCTCTGTGTTGATGAGAGCACTAGATTCAAAAACTCTCAATCAAAACGCTTTAAGTTACTCCGTAAGCGAATTCCCTACTTCAAGAGACGATGGATTCTTACAGGCTCTCCACAACCTCGGGGAATTATGGATTTGTTCTCCCAAATATACATTCTTGATGACGGTAACTCCTTGGGACGATACATCACGCACTTTCGAAATAAGTATTTCTATCAACCAAACCCGTATGGAAAACAGTATGAATATGTACCCCATGACTGGGCATTTGCTGATATTGTGGAACGAATAGACCCATTAGTTATTCAAATAAATACTGAAGACCACCTACAGATGCCCGAACTAATACGGGTCAATACAGTAGTTAGTCTTCCAGACTATGCTAGGGGGATATATGAACAGGTTGAAGATGATTTTATTGCTAGAGTCGAGGAAGGGGTTATTGTCGCCCAGAACGCCGCAGCCGCAGGGACTAAGTGCCGCCAGATTGCGAACGGCGCGGTGTATATCGAAACAGGAGAGGTTCCTAAGAGTAGTAAGCGAGAATACGAAGTAATACATGACACTAAGATTGAAGCTTTGAAAGACTTAATAGAAGAGATAGAAGGACCGGTCATAGTGGCCTACGAATTCCGCCATGACGTTGAGCGTATACTTGAAGTTTTCCCTAACGCCAGTGTTATCGGCGGGGGTACATCAGCCAAGAAGGGTAGCGAGATCATTGAAGCATTTAACAGGGGCGAGGTTGACATGCTAATAGGTCATCCCGCCAGCATGGGGCATGGGTTGAACCTCCAAGCTGCTTGCTCTACTGTTATATTCTTTGGTATACCTTGGAATTTCGAATATTATGAACAACTTATCGGGCGAGTCTGGCGGCAGGGGCAGGCAGCGGAAACGGTCATGGTGTACCATATAGTGTGTGCTGGCACACTTGATGAAAAAGTAATACAAGTGCTCCAGGGAAAGGAACGTAGTCAAAAGCGATTATTGGAGGCACTAAGTGATAAGTGAACTTTTAGCAATTTCTCCGCCAGTTGAAAAGAAGGGGTTAGACCTATTGATGTGGGCAGACGAAGAAGATGTATATGTGGAAGCCATAAGTGCGGAGGGAAAGGACTTTATGGTGAGCAATGGTGCAGACATTAACCACGAAACTTTTATATTCGAGGTAGATATAGAGCTGGGTGAATTTCTAGGACTTATCCCCGAGCACTTCTCATATGGAATGGTACTTGATAATGGTGAAGTTGCTAAAATCTTACCCTCGCCCTTGCATTAGATTGGGTCAAGGGGTATACTACGTTTCCCTTATGGTAAGGGATATTTAGCCAATAAATAAAGAGGAGAACTCAAATGGCTGTAAATCTGGCTCCCGGTGAAAGTACCGGTAAAGGTAAAGACGACAAGAAAGATGAAAAGAAAGATAGCACTACCCGTTCGCGTTTCGCAACTACATACCCTGAAACCGATAAGATCACCCTCCTGGTGACGGAGAACCCTAAGAAACAGGGCTCCAAAGCACGTGAACGATTTGAAGGCTATACCGGCGCGAAAACCGTTGGAGAAGCTCTCAAGAATGGCGTAACGTATGCAGATATTGCTTACGACGTTGGCCGTAAGTTTATCAAAGTCGGCTTATAAAGAACACGGTCTGGTCCACCACATTAACGGACAAGTGGCGGGGGTGTCATGCCCCTCGCCGCGTTACTGGATAATAAGAAGGGGTGGAAGAGTGAGATGAAGGTACTGATATGCACGTACGGACGTGCTAATAAGCAGACGACCTGGAACAGCTTGCCACAAGATATAAAAGAGATAACAACTCTTGTGGTTCAGGACAAAGAAAAAGACCTGTACCGTCCTTACCCAACTCTCGTTCTTCCACCGAATATCCAAACAATCGGTCCTACCCGCCAGTGGCTAGTTGACCACATATTTGAAAAGAAAGTTATTATGTTTGATGACGACCTTGTATTCGCCACGCGGCGTGAAGACCAACCTACCAAGTTCGTGCCCTCCACAACAAGTGACATAGAGGCTATGCTGAAGGAAATAGTAACCTTCCTCAACATATACGCAGCCGTCGGGGTAGCCCCGAGGGAAGGGGCGAACAGGGTTATAGAGCCATACAGATACTGTACTCGTATGATGCGCGTACTAGGGTTCAGGTTTGACGTACTACGGGAAGAGAATATACGCTTTGACCGAATACCCGTAATGGAGGACTTTGATGCCACCCTCCAGCTTATGCGGCTCGGGTATGAAAACGTATTACTGAATAGATGGGTGAACAACCAAGCTGGAAGTGATGTTAGCGGAGGCTGCTCAACCTACCGTACCCCAGAAATCCAGGAGCAGGCAGCGATGGGCTTGGCCGAACTGCACCCTGGATTCGTTACCGTAGTTACCAAGAAGACCAAGACTTCTTGGGGTGGAAAGGAGCGCAAAGATGTTAGAGTCCAATGGAAGCAAGCTTTCGCCAGTGCAGGAAAAGTTAGTATTCTGGATTAATGAGCGAGAGCATATTCGCACAAGAAAAAGAGGGGGTATGTCCAAGCCTTGGACTGAGGACCCCACCCTACAAACCGTCTACTTCTGCAACGTACACCGCGAAGATGACAAGGTAACTCAGTGGATTAGAAACAACATACCCTACCAAGAGGATGGGCTGCACGAGTGGCGTATGATGGTCGCCCGTATGTTCAACTGGCCGCCGACATTAAAAGCTATGGATCTTATTGCTTTCTCTACTAAGTTAGAAGAGAAAATTGTTTATGGCCGACTAATATCAACTATCAACTCAATACGGGAAAGCGGAGAGAAGGTATGGGGAAATGCCTACGTGGTAACAACGTGCGGTAAGCGTATGGACAAGGGTGAGTACTGCTCACAAGCCCTAGGAGCAGCTTTCGCTAACCCCCCGCACGTTGCCCCTAACAGCACCCTCGCCGCCGCACACAAGCTCATAATGCAGTATCAGGGGTTCGCTTCCTTCATGGCAGCGCAGGTTGTCGCCGACTTAAAGAACACTATTGACCACCCTCTGGAGGGGGCGGAGGATTGGTACTCGTGGTCTGCTCCCGGACCGGGTAGTATAAGAGGGTTAAATTGGTTTTTCTATGATGACAAGTTTGGTAAGGTGTCCCCGAAAAGGTTTAATCACTACATAACCCTCGCTTGGGAAATGCTTAAGGGTCACGTGATGCTACTGTGTATGCAAGATTTCCAGAACTGCCTGTGCGAGTTTGATAAGTACATGAGAGTCAGCACTGGAGCTGGCCGTAGTAAGAGGAAGTACAATGGAAAATAGAAGCGTAAGGAATATCCCTAATTTTTTCACGGAAGCCATGTGGCTGCTCGGGGTTTGTGGGGACAAGCAAACCTCTAGGAACGGTAATGTAGTGACTATGATAGAACCTTGTATATTCAAGGTACATCGACCTGACGAACGTGTGCTGTTTGACCCGCTACGGGATGCTAACCCCTTCTTCCACGTAATGGAGTTCTGCTGGATGATGGCGGGGCGGAAGGACGTTAAGTGGATTGAACAGTTTAACTCAGGTCTTAGGGAGTACGCCGAAAATGACGGCACTATTTACGGAGCCTATGGCTATCGCTGGCGTAAGCACTTCAGTATAGACCAACTTCTACAGACAGCAAACCAGCTTAATAAAGACCCTCATACTCGCCGAGCAGTTACAGCGATGTGGGACGCCAAGTGTGACCTCTTTTACAAAAAGGATATACCCTGCAATACTCACATCTATTGGAGGATAGTAGACAGTTACTTGCATATGACTGTCTGTAACAGGAGTAATGACGCCGTGTGGGGGATGACTGGGGCGAATGCTGTTCACATGACCATGCTACAGGAATGGATGGCTGCCATGACAAACCAGAGGCTCGGTAACTACTATGTCATGACGAATAACCTGCACTTATATACCGACCTCCATAGCGAACTACTAAAGCGCACCCCTGTCTTCGACCCCTATGCAGCAGGTGAAGTCAAGCCGCTTCGTATGTTTAAGTCAGCAGAGGAAGCACTCCTGTTTTTACAAGACGTAGAAAACTTTGTTATGGGACTACCATTCACTAGCCCCTGGATAGTGGACGTAGCTGACCCTATACACGACGCATATCTTAATAAGCATATCCGTAAAGGACAAATAGGATACATTGTAGCAACAGACTGGAGAAAGGCATGTCAGGAGTGGACAGAAAGGCGACCATCATCCCAAGAGTCGGGTTCTTAGTTAAGCGGTTCCATACTCTTCCAACTATAGTAGAGGAAACCGTAGGTCATCATTCAGCGAACGTTGCGCTTATCTGTGATATACTTACAGATGGAGAGGCTAGTAAGGAAATCATAATAGCTGCGCTCAAACACGATATACCTGAGCAGTGGACTGGAGATATCCCCGCCCCCGCTAAGTGGATTGACCCAAATTTTAACGACATGATAAAGAAGGTAGAAAAAAATTGGGCAACGCAAACTGGATATAAGATACCCGAGCTTGTAGGGGATGACCTGCTAGTTCTTAAGGCCGCTGATATGCTTGACCTCTGTTTTAAGTGTGTAGAGGAGATTACTTTGGGTAATGTGACATTCATGCCCATATTTATCAATGGCATTCATTACCTGTCTAAGCTACCATTACAGGGTAAGGTAGCGGGAAACGTAATGGATATATGTAGTGGATTAAAGGCAACTCTGGGGATAAAGGATGAACCAACAATCATTACCACTCCAACACACTGAACAGGTAGGGGGAAGCCACTACCAGAGAAAAGATGGTGGCGAGCAGCACTGGACAAGGGCGTACCGTATGCAGTTCGACTGCTTCCAGTATATTATCACCAAGTGGGTGGAGCGTTGGAAATTGAAGGGCGGGGTGGAGGACTTAAAGAAAGCTCGCCATGCCCTTGATGAGTACATTAAGTTAGTTGATGAAGAAGGCGGCGCAACTGCCGCCTATGTGAATCAGGATTGAGTTGGTTCCTTTTACTTGAAGAGACCGAGCACTGCCTTGCCGCTCAATCCCCTGTCCGTGCCCTGCACACAAGAAGGTGGTAACTACGAAAGTGAACCGGGGGCTGCTAGTCTCTCGCCCCTAACCCCTTGTTTGTAAAGACTTTTTTAGGTACTTGCATCCTAAGGGCTCGTATTATAGCCTATAGTAAGGGTAAGGGCTGCCCTAGATGACCGCACAGGAGCTAACCTGAGCAGCCATATTTGTAGAAGTAGCGTTAAAAGGTGGGTATTATGGTGGAGTGGCCTAAAAGGGTGTGGGAGCAAGGTGTTGATAGTAAATACACGTCCCGCGAAGTGACCAAAAAAGATAAAGAACGTAGGTTCCTAGTAGACATGCAACTTGGTGCTGTTCGCCTACGAAATGTAGATAGGAGAGGGTAAGATGAGTAGAAAAAATATATGCGAAATACCCGGCTGTGCAGATGAAGTTAAATCTGCCGGCCTCTGTAACGCCTGTTACTCAGGGACATACTACTGGCTACAGAAAAGCCCCGGCCAACTCAACAAACGCCGGAAGCAACTTGTTCGGCTTAATTCTCGCCTTGATTATATCCAAGGCGTAACGACTATAACGAGTCGGCGAGCAGCTTAGTCCTCAGCGGGGGCGGTGAACACTCTGTCCCCGCTGGCTATTGCTGTCAACCAGTCAATAATCTCGACTGCTTGAGCAGCCTGTCCAATCGGTACATTGACGCC